GTCGACACATGTTCGGAAGGCAAACTCCTACGTCATGTGGGTTGGGCTTTTCTATGATCTACTCTGGCGTCATGCTTCAAGTATTCATTATTTATCGTGACTATCAATGTAAGCACAAGAGAGGATAGCTACACACGAATGCAACAGCTGCAGCTTTTGTAAGATGTGCCCGAAGCTTAAGCATACCGTAACTGCTGTAACTGATGTAAGAGTGATTATGTAACTCCATTGCAATGCCCATCGCCACTACTCCACTCAACCATCCTGCCCATGATGCAGGAATAAGCTTATCCCAAGCCCCAGCGGTTCCCAAATTACCAGAGAGGTGATCTGCACGAGCATTGATTGACCACGTTTTTGTCTGGGCAAGAAAGTCACGTCCAAGTTGTGATGCTGAGGCGAGCTTAACAACAGCTTTATAGGTGTCCATCAGACCACCCGCTCTAGCCTCTGCCATCACAACCTGACCGTAACCATGCCACAAATGTTCAATCATGTTCTCTGCCGGCAAACCTCTCACAGGTCGCAAATATTGTTCCAAGTCCTCCGACTCTGGCATGTAAGCAGCCCCCTTAATACAAGCATCTAGGCATGTCATACCTCGGCCTATAGATAATTCCTCCGCTGAAAAGTCATACTCAGTATCTTTATAATCGATATGGACGCGTTTAACTGAACGTGCTATCTGAGCCCAGCGTGCATAGAGGCGACTCGTCCCGTCACCATTCTGATGCACACGGCTTAGGGTCCACTTCTGTTTATAACGCTTCCTTAGGTTATCGTCCGGCTTAATCCCGGTGCTCTTATCGAGCCAATCACCTGCGGCGCGCTCTAAATCATGAATGCCAGGCCCCATAGCTGTTTTAGCCTCACGCGCTAAGCGCTTACTCCAATACTGAGCAATATCGGCGAAAGTATCTATCTTGCTGCACTTCACGCGGTAGTCATATTCGAACAGACCGGGCGGTAGGATGCCCAATCCACCATGCTCGGGCGCTGCCCGTATGACTGCGCGCTTAATGCGCACGACATGTACCCTCCTCTTCCCCCCAGTCTCATACCACACACGAGTCTTCGAGAAATACTGTTCCACCTCCTCATATATCGCTCGGGCCATACGTAACCAACCCCCGCGCCTAACCCACATATCCAGCCCCTTTGAACAAGAGCGCAACTTATCATAATATGCTGTCTCCGAGCCAGCACCCTTGTTCGGGTGTCCAGTCGTCGCCGCATATACTGCTCTAGGCGGAAATGCGCGCATAGCGCCACCACAATACAAGATACGCAAGTAAACAACACTCCGCCACTGTGCCACCTGCTTTTTTGGATTAGCACGGTGACCCTGCTCCATCATCTTGTTTACTGCACGCACACCATTCATATACGTAGCATGGATCTCGGCAACGTCATCAGCCCGATTAAGCAAATACAACGCGGTTCTATGTTTAAGATGTGCCTGCTTGCCAAGGAGCTCAGCATCACGCACTCTAATTCGTGCAGAACCAACAATCGTATTACCATCCAGGGTAGATTTCCTGCCACTTTGTTGTCCATTCGGCTGTTGTATAAGAATGGATGTCTTGCCATCCTCACCATCTAATCTACGGGCACGTTCAGGAAATTTTGCAAGGAGTTCATCGACGCGCTTCGAATACTCTTCATCAGCATAAGCCTGGGAGCGGAACACCATTTGCTTGTGTTTACCAATCAAATCATCAAGCTCGTAGAGCATCTCACCGCGTACTTCGGTCCTGATATAGCGCGCAGTCAACCGCTTCATAACCTGCAGCACCATGACCTTTTCTGCGTTGTGATAGAAATGATCCCACTTCATCCAGTCCCACGCCGTAAGTAATCGGCCATCACGCATATAACAATCCCTGCCCACGGTATTACCAATAAGGTGGCAATGTCTTGCCATGGCCTGAACCGGACTCTCACCAATGTCTAAGCCGATCTTCGGATATCTGTTGCTAAAGTGTTGAAAGACAAAAGTCTCTGCAACTTGATCCCGCATATCGGTGGCTGTAATAGTCCTCGGTGGTCCCCGCTCATCCATTTTATTCGCAACCTCATTGCGCGTAATACCCCAGTCCATCTTAAAATCCTCAGCCCTGTTCTTCGTCATCACGTATGCCTTTGCCGAGCCAGGCGGAGCTTTGTCGCGGCCAAGCACGTCCCGTGCCCGCCGGCCCGCCACACCTCCGGCACCCCAAGCTGAACGAACTGCAAGCAGGTCATCATATGTTCTAGCCTTATCAGCAAACTCTCGATATAGTGGTGTAAGCATGCTGTGTACCGCGCGTTCGAATTGATGTAAATAAGCTTCGAAGCTACGGCCCTCAGCATCCGGAAAAGTATATTCGAAATCAGAGAGCGCAAATTCTAGAACCTCATATGATATCTGACCACTGCTTTCCTGATTATCCGCAAAGCCGGTGAGATCCTCAGCATTTAACCAATACGCGGACGCTATAGTCTGATTATTCGTAAATGGATAAAACCAGCAGGCCGTAACCCGCGCAGTAATCTCCTTCGTAATAGCCCTATACTCGTCAACATCATACGCGTAGAGTTTGTAACGCAGGAAGGTCGCCGTCAGATTGCGCCAATAGGGGGTAGTCCAAAGCCAGAAACTCGTCAGATAAATGCGCTCGTAGCTAGATGGGCCAGAAAAGGCAGCATACAAGGTGTGAAGCGCTGTTTCGAAAAACAAGGCACCCTGATTCTGCTCAGTCCAAACATCCCAACACACCATAAACAAAGATACTACATCACTGTAGTGCCGCCGCTTATGTGATTCACTACGCAACCGCAGCTTATCCAACGCCTCCAAGGCCCGCCCCTTATCGCGCCGCTTTAAAGCGCTGACGAACTGCTTCCACATCTTACCATCCACCGGCTGTGCCTCTGGAACATCCGCAAGCAGCACCTCCAAATCCGTCCATGCCCATGCCCCAAGCAGACCCCACACATCCTCAGTAATTGCAAGCGGGTGTTGCACATACTTAGAAAACGCATCCGAATGTGTATCACCCAAGGTGTATGGGTCTGCTAACCATCCCAGTAATTCCTCATCAACTCTAAGGCCTACATTAAAGGCCAAAACCCCCGACATCTGCTTACCACAATACACCGTTATGCGGCGAAAGATGTTCTCATGCAACTCAGGCACGGTATAGCAGACAGTATGCTTGATACCACGTGCAGTCATAGCTTGAGAATAGCTATCAGCATCACAACGGTTGGCGACGGCGATCATAGGAAAGCCACGCGCTAGGTGCTTAGGGACCCAGAAGTGCTCATCAGTCCAATACTGGCTGAGCGAGGGCAAAGCGTTTTCCTGAGGCGCAAGGCATCCGCGAGTATCATTTTCGGATATGCACCACTTAATTGGCGGGCAGGATGGGGTCAAGTGCGAGAAATGACTGGCAGCGCGAGCAGCATTGCGCAGTGTAATCTGTACCGACCGCATCCCGAAGGTAGCAGCGCTTATTGGTCACTGACTTACTACTTGAGTAAAGGACCAAAAAACGGG